CCCCAAAATAAGCGCGTTTTTTAGCCTTTTTTCGCCCCTCCCCACTCCTGGCCACCTTTGACCCGCTCCGACCAAAAGCATCGCCTCGACGCCGCCAAGGCTCGGTACGACGACATCAAGCGTCGCACCGGCGAGCGGTCGCGTCAGGTCGCAGCCGCCGGCCGCGACATCGGCAGCATTCCGCCGGTCAAGAATAAGAAGCGGGCGGCCAAGTGCAAGACGAGTTTCCGCTCCTTCTGCGAGACCTACGGCGCCGAGTCGTTTCCGCTGGCGTGGTCGCCTGACCACCTGACAGCCATCGACAAGATCGAGCGCGCCGTGCTGCAGGGCGAGCTCTTCGCATTCGCAATGCCTCGCGGATCTGGCAAGGCATTGTCTCTATCAACACCGCTTCCGACGCCGAGCGGGTGGACGACTATGGCTGATGTGCGAGTCGGAGACTGCCTTTACGACGAAACAGGCCAAGAGTGCAGGGTGGTCGCGGCTACCGAAGTGATGCACGGCAGAGAGTGCTACGAGGTCGAGTTTGATGACGGCGAGACAATCACATGCTGCGGCGACCACTTGTGGACAGTCAATGACCGATACAGTCGACACAACCCGCTAACGCTGCGGACTGCTGACATGGTCGACCGTGTTGTGATTTCTGAAAAGCGTGGTTGGCGGGAGGTTCGCTATTCGATTCCAATTGCCAAGCCGATAGCGTGCAAGGAAACTACTTCGCACATACACCCATACATTCTTGGGGCTTGGCTCGGCGACGGACACACTGCCACAAACCGCCTGACGATTGGCGACCAGGACGCAGATGAGATGCTGCGGCTTGTTTCACGCCACGAAAACATTGGCAGTTGCAACAAAAGCAAAGTAGCCAACGCAGCCTCATACACAATCGGCAAGGGGCGTCGCTTCACATCCGAGGACCGCGTTACGCTTGAGCAGCAAATACGGCAGAGGCGTGCCATGGGGTGGTCGCGATCAAAGATCCGCGATGACCTAGGTTGCACGGAGTTCGATGTCAACAACTTGTTGAGTCGCCACCAAGATGACACAGCAACAAAGTCTGGCGCTAGCTTGGCTTGTAGGCTGCAATGGCTTGGGCTGATTGGGAGCAAGCACATTCCGCAGGGATACTTGCGCGCAAGCGAAGAATCGCGGATGGAGTTGCTGCGTGGCCTGATGGATACAGATGGCAGCATTTCTAAATCTGGCAGCTTCGCGGAGTACGTGACGAAACTTCCTCGGCTCCGTGATGACGTGATGGAACTGCTTGCATCGCTTGGCTACAAGCGACGCTATCGAACAAAAATGATTGACGGCAGGCCGTACTACCGCATCACTTTTTCTCCCACAGATGGCAGGCGTGTTTTCTCATTAACCAGAAAGGCGTCGCGTCAAAGGCAGCCCGAAAAGACACGAGTTTCAGCGTCGAGGAGAATCGTAGAAATCCGCAAGGTTTCTAGCGTTCCCGTTAGGTGCGTGCAGGTGGATTCTCCGAGCCGCATGTATCTTTGCGGTCGCGGAATGGTGCCAACGCACAACAGCACGCTATCGGAGTGGGCGTGTATCTGGGCGATGCTCTACGGCCATCGCCAGTTCGTGATGCTCATCGGCTCCGACCAGGCGATCGCCAACGCGATGCTCGACAGCATCAAGAGCCACCTCGAAATCAATGACGTGCTGGCCGAAGACTTTCCCGGCGCGTGCCACCCGATACGGGCGATGGAAGGCATCACCCGCCGGGCACAGGGGCAGACGTGCGAATGCGAGCCCACCCATATCGAGTGGACCGCCGACCAGATCACGCTGCCGTGGATACCCGGCGCGCCGTCGGCCGGCGCCGCCGTTCGCGTGGCGGGCATCACTGGCCGCATCCGCGGGCTGAAGCACACGCGACCGGACGGCAAGACCATCCGGCCGCAGCTGGTGCTCATCGACGACCCGCAGACGGACGAAGCGGCGTCCAGCCCGTCGCAGGTGGCGACGCGCGAACGGATCTTGTCTGGTGCCATTCTCGGCCTGGGCGGGCCGGGCGTGAAGATGAGCGGCCTCTGCACCATCACGGTCATCCGACCGGACGATCTCGCCGACCGGCTTCTCGACCGCAACAAGCATCCCGAGTGGCAAGGCGAGCGGACGCAGCTGGTCTACGAGTGGCCGCCGGCCGATGACCTGTGGGCGCAGTACGGCGAACTGCGGCGGCAGGGGCAGCGTGACGGCGTTGGCACGGGCGAGGCAGACGAGTTCTACCAGCAGCACCAGGCCGAGATGGACAAGGGCAGCCGCGTGGCGTGGCCTGAGCGAAAGAACGCCGATGAGCTCACCGCGATCCAGCACGCCTGGAATCTCCGCATCGACCGTGGCGAGGCTGCGTTTTTTGCGGAATACATGAATCAGCCCATCGCCGATGACATCGCGAGCGACAAGCTGGTCAAGGCGGATCTCGAGCGGCGGACGGTGCCGCTGGAGCGAGGCGTCATCCCGAGCGGCCACAACACGCTGACGGCGTTCATCGACGTGCAGGAGCGGCTTCTTTTCTGGCTGGTGGCGTCGTGGGGCGAGCAATTCGGCGGGCACGTGGTCGCCTACGGCACATACCCTGACCAGGGCGTTTCCTTCTTTGAGGCATCATCGGCGAAGCGGACGCTGGCGAGGGCGGCGGCCGGCACGGGCTTTGAGGGTGCATTGCACGACGGGCTGACCAAGGCGGCCGAGATGCTCGTGGCTCGCGACTGGAAGCGGGAAGACGGCGCCGCCATGCGCGTGCAGCAGCTGCTCATCGACGCCAACTGGGGCCAGAGCACTCAAGTGGTGCGGACGTTTGCCAAGCGTTCGCCGTTTGCCGCGGTCATCCTTCCAAGCCACGGCCGCGGCATCGGGGCGTCGAGCCAGCCCATTACCGAGAAGGGCAAGCACCGCGGCGACCGTATCGGGCTGAACTGGCGTATCGGCAAGCTGGGCGACACCGACCACCGGTCAGCGTTGTATGACACGAACTGGTGGAAGACGTTTGTGGCCGGGCGGCTGCGGATGAGCCTAGGCGATCCTGAGGCTTTGACGCTGCACAAGGGCCACCACGACCTGCTCATCGACCATCTGACGAGCGAGTACCCGGTGCGGACCGAGGCCCGGGGGCGCGTCGTCGACGAATGGAAAAAGGCGGGCCGGGAAAATCACTGGCTTGACTGCCTGGTCGGTGCCGCCGTGGCTGCGAGCATCGCGGGCGTGCAGCCGGTGGCCAGCGAGACCGGCGGGCGTCGTCGCAAGAAGGTGGCGATACCGACCGACCACACCGGCAAGCGTGTGATTCAGGTCAAACGGCTGGCGTAGCGGTGCTTGTGAACGGGTGTACAATGTGGGCGTTCCCCGCAAGGGGCTTGCAAGACCTCGCGAGAGGCCGCCGGAGTTGATCGACCGGTGCAGTGCGGTCGCTGGAGCCTGTGAACGTGATAACGGAACCCGTAGGAAACGACGGTACTACTAGGTCGGGATGCTCTCCCGATTCACCTCTCCAGGCTCCGGCGACCGACTCAATGAAACCTGCGGCATACAGGGTTGAGGTGGATGGCATCGGCAGCATTATGCCACTGTGCCGCGACAAGGTTGAGGTTGAGGGATTGCTGGCACGGTTCGCCGAAAGAGTGAGGAATGTCGTCCCGTTGTATGCGTGGAACGAATGGGATGAGATTCGCAAGGCTGGAGATCGCGTATCTCGGGAAGAGGCATACAAGGTCATGGAGATGGAGTTGAACGCTCTCCACGCAGAGAACGCGAGGTTGCGAATGACACTACAGGCGGAAGGGAGTGACATGATGCAGAGTCAGCAGCCGGTAGCGTGGGCGGTCCTGCTCGCTGACGGCGACCGCATCTACGATGTCTATGCCATCGAAGAGGAGGCGAAGGCGATTAGCGAGTCGGTCGCCGGAAATCACGGGATTGCACCGCTCTACCGCTCGCCTGACTGCCCCTACGTTACCGGCACCGTGACCCGCTACTGCACCCTCACGCCGTTCACGCTCAGCGACGCGGAGCGGGCGGCGATCCAGACTGCGATGAACGCGTACGGCGAGAATAACGATGACCGCGAGTGCGCGATGATTGAGGCAACGCTGTGGGGGCTTCTGGAGCGGACTAAGTGCGCTACTGAAATCAGAGAGGGACGTATGGTTGTGCGTGGCTGGCGATACTTTAGTTGCGAATCATGCGGCGTGAAGTTTCGCCAGCCATCAAGGGACTGCGGCTCACCGTCCGGCGAGGCGTGCGAACACTGCGGAGATTGGCTGACGCCAGACGGTTCGCAGCCGGACGAATCGCTACCATGTGACGAACGAACTGGGAATCTGACCATTCCGGCGCGCCGAGAGAAACTGGAATGACCTTACCGAGCGAAGGTGAGGCAACCATTCGGCAAAACCTAATAGTTCCACTGACATGCAGCCGGTGCCGTCGTTGCAGCGGACTGATAAACCGTGACGCGCGGCGGCACCGGCCCAACTCATACGCGAAACACATCGAATATGATCGTTTTTCCCATACGATCTGGCTGCAACAAACTGTCGAAAAGTGACAACTAATGGCTACCGCGATCCTTCGATTCGATCTCTCCGACGCCGACGACGAACGCGAACACCGCTACGCCCTCGCTGGCCGGGAGGCGTTGATCGCACTAGAGGCGATCCGCGAGGCGATACGGGCAAGGCTGAAATACGGCGAACTGGGCGATCAGGCGCGCCATGAGCTGGAGGACTTGCGCGAGCAACTGCCGCATGAGTTGATTGAGTTGCTGGTGTGACAAGGTGTGACAGCAAGAAAAGTGTACAATGATGTCTTCCAAAACACTTTGCTCCCCGTCAGCCGCCGGACGCCACATCCGCGCTAACATGGCTGCCGGCGGGCTGCCCCGAGACGTGCGCGGCGGGACACAAACCGACAGGCGGCGAGTGGGCCGGGGCAGTGGCACAACTGACGGAGAGTAGAGACATGGAAGACCTCGTAGTGACCCCAGAGCAGATGCTTTCCACGCTAAAGCGGGCGTTGGCAAGCAAGCGAGCCGCTGCCGACCATATTGCCGACTCCGGGAAAATGGTGGAAACACGCTGGATTCCCGTGAGCGAGCGGCTGCCGGAAGATCGCGTCAGCGTGCTGACTTGCGGCGAAGACCCCGTAGACGGTGGATTCATGCTTATCGGCCACCGAGAGCCTGAATCAAAGTTTGGCCCAGCGCACTGGCACTTGCCGGGCTTTTCTGAGTTTGGTCCCGTGAGCCACTGGATGCCGCTCCCGCCACCCCCGACCGAATGACTCTACACACCTTAGAGAGAGACATGGACAAACTAATCCCCCGCGCAAAAGCCCTGCTCAAACTCACTAAGCAGCAACGGAAGTGGTGGCTGGAACGCTGCGACACGGCAGAGGCAGGCGATCCATACAAAGAAACGGTCGAAGTGCTGCAAGCCTTGATTCGCCGCTGCGACATTCACGCTGGAAAGCACGCGGAACTGCCCGGCTAGTGCGCTACTGCCGTCAAAGTCCGTTTTGTCGTTCACTTTTGAGGCGAAAGTGAACGACAAAACGCGGCCTTTTTACTGGACTTGCCCCCCCTGTCTGGGCGACGTATAAATGCGAACCGGCGACGGGATTGCAGCCCGCCGCCGGTTCTAACCCGCCCCCTAGTTGAGATAGGAGACAAGGCTATGGCGAAGACTAACGCCTTCCCCCAGTGGATTCCAGTCAAAGAACGTCTGCCGGAAGGCAATCAGGACGTTCTCATTGCTTGCGGCGGCTACCTGACGGTTGCGATGTTGCGAAACGGCGAATGGTGGGGAGAAGGCGACATGCCGTACTCGCCGCAGACGGTCACGCATTGGATGCCGCTGCCTGCGATGCCGCCGCCAGGCGAAAAGTACAGGTCGCCAAGGCGCGGCGAGCCTGTGACGTTTCCGCTGCCGCACTCAACGCCGCCAAGCGGTTGGACTGAGTAAGTTGCGCTACTGCCGTCACCTAACGCATGAGCGGTCACCTCATCGCCATCACCGGGCTCATATACCTCTACGTCGCCGCTGAGCAGGCGTATCGTGGCAACGTCGGCCTAGGCATGGCCTATGCCGGCTACGCCTTCGCCAACGTCGGCCTCTATCTGGTGGCGACTCGCTAGCCACACCCCCTGCGGCATTCTTTTGCCGGCCCGTAGTTTTCGGGCATGAGCGACTCTATCCGCAATCAGCTCGAGACGGCCGCCGTACAGCCGCAGCGTGTCCGCACTGACGCCGGCGAGGTTGAGCAGCACGACCTCAAGCAGCTAATCGAGGCCGACAAGTACCTCGCGGCCCAGGCTGCCGCCACGGCCAGCACCACGAACAAGCGGCGCGGGCTGCGGTTCAACAAGTTCATTCCGCCGGGAAGCATCTAGTGGGCCTGTTTTCCATTTTCCGGAAAGTGGAACGGCCACAAACCGTGGCTGTGCCAGTACGTGCGAAGTACGACGCCGCCGAGATGGGCGACGACCGCCGCCACTGGTCCAACGCTGACGCCTTCGCGGCCGACGCTGCTCTCTCGCCGGTCGTGCGTCTCAGCATCCGCAACCGGGCACGCTACGAGCGGGCGAACAACTCGTACCTCGCGGGGATCTCCTCGACGCTGGCCAGCGACCTGATCGGCACCGGGCCACGGCTGCAGCTGCAGAGCGGCAGCGACGACCTCGACCGGGCGGTTGAGCGGGCTTTCTATGACTGGGGCTGGACGGTCGACCTGCCGGGCAAGTTGCGGACGATGCGCGAGGCCCTGGTGGTCGACGGCGAAGCGTTCGCCCTGATGATCAACAACCCGCGTCTCGCGGGCGTGCAACTCGACCTACGGCTCATCGAGGCCGAGATGGTCGCGACGCCGACTGAGCTGATGCGGCAGACGATCACGCCCGAAGGCAACACGGTTGACGGGCTGGAGTTCGACGACGTGGGCAACGTGATTGCCTACCAAGTCTTAAACTTCCACCCCGGCAGCAACTACCGGGTCAACAACCTGCAGTTTCAGCGGGTGCCGGCCGACTCGATGATTCACTGGTTTCGGCCGTCGCGGCCCGGCCAGCATCGCGGCGTTGCCGAGGTGGCCCCGGCGTTGCGGCTCTTCGGACAGCTTCGGCGCTATACCGAGGCGGTCTGCGCCGCAGCCGAGACGGCCGCAGATTTCGCCGGCTTCCTGCGAACCAACTCGCCGGCGGCGGAGGTCGACGAGGTCGACGCCTTTGCCGAGATGGAGATCCAGAAGCGGGCGATGGTGACGCTGCCCGACGGCTGGACCTTCGAGCAACTGAAGGCCGAGCAGCCCACGTCGACCTACGCGATGTTCAAGCGTGAGATCGTCAACGAAATGGCTCGCTGTCTGCAACTGCCCTACAACGTCGCCGCTCTCGACTCATCGTCTTACAACTACGCCAGCGGCCGGATGGACCACCAGGTCTACGCCAGCAACATCCGCGTCTACCGTGACGAGCTCGAGCGGGTGATGCTCGACCGCGTGCTCGCCGCGTGGGTCGCCGAAGCCACGCTCGCCGGCGTGCTGCCAGAAGGTGCGCCGCCCTACGCCGAATGGAACTGGGCGTGGCAGTGGGACGGCAAAGAACACGTCGACCCGGCCAAGGAAGCCAACGCTGCACAGACGCGACTGCAGACGCACACGACCACGCTCGCGGCGGAATACGCCAAGCAAGGCAAGCAGTGGGACGTTGAGCTACGCCAGCGGGCAAGCGAAGTGGCGCTCATGAAGGAGCTCGGGCTCTTCATCGACATGCTGCCAGACGGCAACTATCCGGGCGCACTGCCGCCCGAAGACAACGCCGACCAGCCCGAGGAGGCCGAAGCGTGAACTGGCTTGACCTTGAAGAAGACGAGATCGACACCGGCATGGAGTTCGACTGATGAGTGACAACATCAAGCTTTCGACTGACGTAACGTTTCTGCGGGCGGCCGAAGGCGAAGCGGCCAGCGGACCGGCCAAGTTTCGCATCGTCGCCTACACCGGCGCACCGATTCGCCAGGCGTGGAGCCGCGAACCAGTGGTCATCGACATGGCCGGGATGACGCTGCCGGCCACCATCCCGATTGTCATGGGGCACGATTACGCCCTCGGGTCGATTCTCGGCCAAGGCCGCCCGAGTGTGCAGGGCGGGCAGCTCATCGTCGAAGGCGAGATCCTCGCCGACAACGAGACCGCTCGTCAGGTGCTCGCGCTGGCTGCCGCCGGCTACGAGTGGCAGGCGAGTGTCGGCGCCGATGTCGGCCGCCATCTGCGATTTGGCGAAGACCAAGTCACCACCGCAAACGGGCAGACCCTTGTCGGGCCTGTCCGAGTAGTACGGGCCTCGACGCTACGCGAGACCAGTTTTGTGACCCTTGGCGCGGACCGTAGCACCGCAGTCTCTATCGCCGCCGAAGAGGTGGCAACGGAGGAACCTATGGCGCAAGACGCCACTTCGACGCCCGACAAGGCCGCGGCCGAGTCGGAAGCCCCGGCGGTTGTCGCCGGCGGTGCTCCCATCAATGAATCCCTGCCGGTCAACGCCAAGGGCGGCGACGGTGCGGAACTGGCAAACGAGGTTGCCAAGCTGGTGCTTGACCAGATCCGCAAGGACAATCTGGAGGCGGCCCGCAATCAGCGTGCTGCGGCTCCGGCGATCCACGCGGCCGAGCCGGTCGTGTCGACCGACAAGGTCATTGAGGCCAGCTTCGCCCTGCAGGGCGGGCTGCCGAATGTCGAGGAGCACTACGACGAGAAGACGCTCGAGGCGGCCCACAAGGCCCGCCGGGAGCTTTCGCTTGGCGAAGTGCTGCTCCAGGCTGCCGTGGCGAATCGCTACGACGGCCCCCGGCGGGTGACCGCTTCTACGCTGCGGCCGATTCTGGCTGCCGCGTGGGCGACCCACTCGATTTCGGGCATCCTGAGCTCGACGGTCAACAAGTTTCTTCTCGCCGGGTTTGACAGCGTCGAGTCGGCGTGGCGGCAGATTTCGGCGGTTCGCTCTGTGAACGACTTCAAGACCTTGACCAGCTACCGGCTCAACGGCGGCTTCAAGTTCGAGAAGGTCGCCAACGGTGGCGAGCTCAAGAACGCCGGTGCGTCTGACGAGTCGCGGACCATCTCGGCCGAGACCTACGGCATCATGACGAGCGTCACTCGCACTGACCTCATCAATGATGACCTCGGGGCTCTGACGGCGGTGCCGCAGCGGATCGGTCGCGGTGGTGCCCTGAAGTTGAATGATGTCTTCTGGACTGAGTTCCAGGACGACGCGAGCTTCTTCACCACGGCCCGTGGCAACAAGAAGACCTCGACGGGTGCCCTGGCTATCTCGACGCTGAAGACCATCGCCACGATGTTCCGCAAGCTGAAGGACCCCGACGGCAACCCGGTTGCCATCGAGCCCCGCCTGCTGCTCGTGCCGGTTGACCAGGAGCTCGCCGCTGCCGAGATCATGGGTTCGTCCCTGATCCAGAGCGGTGCGACTGGCGGCCAGCCGGAGCGGAACGTGATGGCCGGTCGGTATCAGGTGGTCGCCTCGACCTACCTGAGCAACGTCGACGACTTCTACCTCCTCGCCTCGCCGGCTGACCTGCCGGTGATGGAGGTGGCGTTCTTGAACGGCGTGCAGAGCCCGATCGTGGAGACGGCGGAAGCCGACTTCAACACGCTCGGCGTCCAGATGCGTGGCTACTTTGACTTTGGCGTGGCCAAGGCTGAGTACCTCGCCGGCATCAAGGCCGACGTGTCCTGACATTGACTCGGCGGGCTGGGGCCCAACCAGCCCGCCGAGGCTTCTAACCTTCAACCATAGAAACGAGGTGATCTAGATGGCTTCTTATGTGCAAAAGGGCGACGTTCTTGATTACACGCCCGCCTCCGCTGTCGCCGCTGGCGACGTGGTCGTGATCGGTTCGCTGGTGGGAGTCGCTCCTGTGGCGATTGCTGCCAACGCGATGGGCTCGCTGGCGATCGACGGCGTCTTCTCGATGCCGTGCGCCACGGGTGCCACCGGTGCCCAAGGCGACGCGATCAAGTGGTACGCCACCAGTGGCGTGGCCCACGAGGCGACCGGCGTTGCCGCCGGCAAGCTGGCCAAGGCTCGCGCCGCGGCCGACACGACGGTGCATGTGGTGCTCAACAAGTAGTGCCCTTCCCAAAACGCGCCCGCCCCGGCAGGTCTTAGCCTTTCGCCTGCCGGGGCCGGGCGTGGGTGGAGTTTTGCATGGCCGACCTCATTCGCACCGGCGCCGCGTGGCTTACGTCGCAACTCAGAAGTGCGGCGGGCACGACGATTGCCTACGTGCGGGGGGCGAACACGGCCACGCTTACGGCCACAGTGGGTCGCAGCGTGTTTGAAAGCCAAGCCCAGAGCGGCGTGATCGAGCAGTGGGAAGCCCGCGACTTCGTCATAACGACGGACGAGCTGCCCTACGGCGAGCCGCAGCGTGGCGACAAGATTTACGAGCAGTTCGGCACCGTCAGCAACGTCTACGAGGTGGTGACGCCGCGTGGCGTGCCGCTCTGGCATTACGCCGACGCCTTCCAGACGGCGGTGCGTGTTCACTGCAAGCGTATCGAGACCGATGTCGAATACCTCGTCACCGAGCAGGGTGACGAAATCGTCGTGCCCCTGCAGGTGAACTGATGCCGATTCAGAAGCGCGTCAGCGACCTGCCCGCGGTGACCGGCGTCACCGGCACAGACCTGCTCATCATGTCGAGCAGCTCAGCCACGAAGCGGGTGACGGTCTCGCAGATCGGCACGTACTTCCAGGCGGCCGGCGTTGCTGGCCCGACCGGTGCCGCAGGCGTGGGCAGCACGGGGCCGCAAGGCGAGTCTGGCGTCACTGGCGCTACTGGCCCGGCTGGCGTCGGGAGCACCGGGCCGCAAGGTGCGGCATCTACGGTGCCCGGCCCGACTGGAGCCACGGGCCCGCAAGGTGAGTCGATTGTCGGCCCTACCGGCGCGGCGTCGACGGTGCCCGGCCCGACTGGCCCGGCTGGAGAAGTTGGTGCCACGGGGCCGCAAGGCGAGGCGGGATCCGCGTCGACGGTGACGGGACCAACTGGCCCGGCAGGTCAAGGCAGCACAGGACCGCAAGGCGAAGCCGGCAGTACCGGCCCAACGGGCGCTCAGGGCGCCGCTGGCGTGGCCGGCGAGGTTGGTGCCACTGGCCCGGCGGGTGAGGTCGGATCAACTGGCCCATCGGGTGCTGTTGGCGCCACTGGCCCGGCTGGAGAAGTCGGCGCGACTGGCAGCACGGGTCCGCAAGGCGTGGCCGGAGAGGTTGGCCCGACAGGCGCGCAGGGAGAAGTCGGTGCCACCGGAGCCGCGTCCACGGTGCCCGGCCCGACGGGCGCATCGGGCGAGGCCGGAGCCACAGGCCCCACCGGCAGCACGGGTGCCTCGGGAGAATCCATCGTCGGGCCGACGGGCCCGCCGGGCGAGGTTGGCGCGACCGGAAGTGTCGGCGCCACGGGCCCGACAGGCGAATCAATCACGGGCCCCACGGGGCCCAGTTCCGGAATGAGCAGCGTCGCCGCGGCACTCGTTTTTTCATGAGGTAGATATGGCAGCCCCCAACATCGTCGGACCGACAACCATCACCGCGAAGACGGCGGTGCTTTCCAGCGTCACGGGTGCCACCGGCACCGTGCTGCTCTCTAACGCTGCCTCCAGCGGCAAGGCGTTCCAGGTCACCAGTCTCTACGTGGCAAACGTCGACGGCAGCTCAGCGGCTGACGTGACGATCAAGCTGCACGCCGAGGACGATGGCGGCGGCACTGGTCGGGCGTTGTGCTCGACGGTGAGCGTGCCGGCCGACGCCACGGTCATCGTGGTCGACAAGAACGCACCGCTCTGGCTTGAGGAAGACCGCAGCATCGTGGTCACGCCGTCGGCGAGCAATGACCTCGAGTTCGTTTGCAGCTACCTAGAAATCTCCTGACCTTACATCACAACGGTAGCGCACCATGTCCAGACCACGCGGCGGATTTATCGGTCACAACCCAGCCCCGGCAGCGTCAGCCACCAACTCTGCGGCGGGCGGTATCTGGACGCTGCGTGAGGCCGAGGAGTTGAAGCGGGCTGGGACGTGGTCAAGCGCTAGTTACGATCCGTTCCGCGACAATGTTTTGCTGTTGCTACATTTTGACGGGGCAAACAACTCTACGACCTTCACGGACACCAGCCCAACGCCGAAAACATTTACGGCGGCAGGCAACGCCAAAATCAGCACCGCACAAAGCAGGTTTGGCGGTGCATCGCTGCTGCTGGACGGAACTGGCGACTGGCTGTCAGCGGCCAATGATTTTGCGATGTCATCTTCGCAGTCATTTACTGTTGAGTGTTGGGTTTACTGGCCCACAAAGCCAACGGGCTACGCGATGATTCTGAGTGAATCCAACGCCGGCGGCTCAAAATACATCACCGTCAATGGGTCTTCTGTCGAAGTGCAGTTTGGTGGCAGTGCCGCTACAACGGCCAGTGCGGCCTACACGTTCTCCAACGCGACGTGGCATCACATTGCAGTCGTTCGGGATGGCACGTCTGTTGCGATTTACGTTGACGGCGTGTCGCAGACAGTGGCGAACGCCACGCAATCTAATGCCATGTTTGATGTTGGCGCAACCATGTATATCGGGCGCTTTGGCGATAACGCAAACAAGTTAGAGTTCAATGGTTACATCGACGATCTTCGGATCACTCGCGGCGTTGCACGGTCTATCACCCTGCCGACTGCGGCATACCTAGAGTAATGACCAACGACGCCTTCGCCGCCGCGCTGGTTCTCGCCTCATTCCCCGCAGGCGTGGCGGGCGGCGTGTTGGGCGTGTGGATCGCCCGCTGGACGCTGGTGTTCCTGATCTCGCAGTAACGTCGCTACACAACAAACATAGAGACCCATGCCTTTTTTCTCCCTACCGACCGGC